TCAATCTCTATCTTCCTCTGAACTATACTCCACTTCCGAAAGCTGAACCTCAAGCTCTAGCCCCGTCGTGAAGCCATCATTATTCAGATTGTGAGTTACCTTACTGATTAACCAAGATTGCTCGTCTATGACGCGCTTAAAGCCTGATACGCGCACTGGCGTCTCGGGAAATAAATCAGCGCGACCGAGCGCCAGCGTAATTGAAAACTCGGCAACGCCTCGTTGCAGCTTATCCCACTTAGCCTGAGCGGCGCGCATCGCCTGTGCCTTTGATGCGTAGACCGTCGTCAGCGCCAGCACGTTATCGGCTTCACCGGTCATGTACTCACCCTCGCGCGCTTCCTGCTCTTTTTTGGCCTTTGTCTTTTTGCTGACCGGCTTTGCTTTCGGGTGTTCCAGTGCGCGCAGGTGTTTCTCTTTTGGCTGGCGTTTCAGCGTAACTTTCTGCTTTTGCGGCTTCGGGTCTTTAGTGTGCAACCATTTAGCGGTTACGCCGGTATAAGCCCCACGGTCAGCGATAGCAAACTGATGACGGTCACCGTCGCTACGGGTCAACGTCATTTGCGGAATTGGCTTACCGCTGACCGTCGTCGCGCTCCCCGCTTTCATAAACAGCAGTTTCCCCGCTTTCACTGATACTGCAGCTCCGTTTCGGTCAGCCAGTCGGGTCAGAAATACCGAGTCGGACTCCTGCGACTGGTCGATATGCGATACTGGGATTTTTTTTAGTGCATCCGCTACGCTGGCCGTCAGTTTGTTGCGTTTCGCAATGGTGCTGACCAGTTCGTCGAGGGTGGTGTCATGCCATGATTCTTCACGCCTAGAATTGAGCGAACCGCGAAAGTCTGCACTGCGTGCCCGGATGGTCAGGGTATCAGGCGCGCCCCGGTGCTCAATCTCATCGACCGTGAAATCACCCTTATTCAGAAGTGCCGAACCCTGCCAACCAAGCCACAACGTTAGCACCGCCCCGCGCGGGGGTAATTCGACTTTGCCGTCAGAGTCGTCGAGCTCAATGTCGAGCTGGTCAGCTTCAAAGCCCCGGTTGTCGGTCATGGTAAGAGAAATCAGCCGGTCACTAAAATTGCTGGTAATGTCCTGGCTGTTCTGCGTCAGCATAAATGCCGGTGCAAGACTGGCACCGGCGTCAATGGTCATGCCCGTAATCATGCTGTAAGTCCTCCGAGCGAACCCTGCAGCTTATCGGCCACATTTCCGGCAGAGCCGAGAAGCTCACTGGCCTGTTTATTCAGGTCGCCAAACATCGCCGTCAGTGATTCGTCGACCCGTTTAAGGGAAAGAGTGAAATCAATCTTTCTGGCTGCACCGTCGCTGAAAAACTCAGTGTGCGTGGTCGATACTCTGTCGACGATATACATCCCGAGAATGTTGCCGGTTCCCTCTATCAGCGGCCATGCTCTGCCCTCGTTAGCCATCACCTCGACAGCCTTTAGGGAGATCCAACCGCCGGTAATTGCAGGGTAAAGCGTACCGGCAAGCTGGCGAGATGTTTCCCCCTCACCAAGAAACTGATACGCAGGCGGCTTACCGACCCGGTCATTAGATACCCAGCGGTAATCTTTCGAGTGTTGCATCGACTGATAAGGTAGGGTACGGAGTTCAAACACAAACATTCCAAGCGCAAGCATCATCGTTTATTCCCCTCAGTCATGGCTCATGCTGGCACGCTGACGCGCACGCTTTTCGCGCTCAATCTGTTCGAGCGTGTCGCGTAGTTGTCTGTCAAGCTGATGCCCCGGCGCAACACCTCCCGGCAGATTGATGTTGTATTCGCTTTTGCTCTGGTCAATGTAAGAGCGCCCCGCCGGTGCGGTAACTGGCTGATAAGCCTGATAGCCGCCATATGTGCTGGTTGCCGGGATGTAGGAATTACCCTGTGTGGCGGCATTGGTTTTGGCGGCGGTCTGGTCGAGGCTGTCCGACTCTTTGTTGATGATGCCGAGCTTTTCGAGAAGCCAGTCGACACCGCTGCGCAGCTTGTTAAAAACATTGAGCGGAGCCATCAAGGCAGAGGCCAGTGCCTGACCAAATATGACGCCGACATTTTTGCAGCTATCAAGCGTTTCCTGCGTGGCCTTAACCGGTGCTATCAGGTCTTTAAACCACTGCCAGACGCCGCGCAGTTTCTCGCCGAGACCATCAAAAATGGGATCCAGTGGAGCGAACATTTCCCCGACTGGGGCAAAGGCACTCATGATGCCCTCAATCACTCCCGAGAAGAATGCGCTGATGGGCTCCCAATATTTACGGATGAGTAGCGCCCCCGCCACAATCGCCGCCCCCACGGCCACAATCGGCCAGGTAATCGCACCGAGCGCTGTCGCAATGGCACTACCGACGACAGTAAAGACCGTACCCAGCACGCCAGCAGCGGTGATAATGGCATTAATCCCCATGACAACCGGCCACGCAACGAGACCAATGCCGCCGATGATACCAATCAGCGCCAGCGCACCACCGGCGATGATGCCGATAGTTTCCGCTAACTCCTTGTTGCCTTTGATCCAGTCATCAAGCTTTAGCACATACCGTGTTGCTGTCTGAGTTAGCTGACGCAATGAGCTATCTTGCTGGTCATAGAGGTCAGTGCCGACCGCCTCATACGCTGACTGGAACTCCTTGAAGTCGCCGCCGAGGTTATCCTGCATAACCTTGACCAGCTCCTCTGTTTTACCGTCTGAATCCTTTATCGTGGCAGTTAGCTTATCGAGTTTTCCGCTTGCCGCTGCCGCCATAAGGACACTTGCAGACTTCATAGCCTCCTCGCCGAATATCGTTTTCACGTACTCGGCCTTTTGTGAGGTACCAAGATTGTTGCGCTTAAAACTGGCCTGCATTTCTTTCAGGATGGTAAATAACGGGCGCGTATTGCCTTTGCTGTCCGAGGTTTTAACTCCCAGCTCTTTGAGAGCATCGTATGCTTTGCCTGTGGGTGCCTGTAGTCTCGTTATAACAGCAGCGCCGCCAGTCCCAGCCATTGACCCCCTGATGTTATTATCATGAAGTGTGCCGGTAATCGCCGCCGCCTGTTCAAGACTCACCCCAGCATTTTTCGCAACAGGGGCAAGGTAACTTAATGAGTCACTTAGTCCCTGAAAATCAGCGGTGGTTTTGTTCATCGTGGTTGAAAGAACATCACCGATATGCGCAGCCGCGTCATTAGAAAGCTGAAAGGCGGCTTTTGTCCCCATCAACAGTTGCGCGTTTTCCTCCATTGTTTTTCTGTTTGCAAGCGACAGGTTGAGAGTCACAGGTGTCATGGCCGCTATAGCTGCCGCATCACCACCACCTTTTGCAATGATAATCTGCGCACTGGCTGCATCATCAGCAGAGGCGGCAGTATTGTCGCCGAGCTGGCGCGCCTGTTTGCGTAGCGCCTGCATTTCTGGCGACTGCTTATCGACCCCGAGCACGGCCTGCAGTTCGGAATTTTTCTGCGCAAAGTCATAACCGGGCATCAGTAATTTAACCCCGGCCATCGTTCCCGCTGTCGCGATACCGACCCCGGCGGCACCTGCAGCGGCCATGTTACCGGCAAGCTCCTTGCCTGATTTATATCGCTCTTTCACCCGGACTAATTTCGTCTGCTGTGCACTGACGCGCGCCAGTGCCTCGCGCTGGCGGTTAAGCTGCGCCGTCGTTTCACTTATGCGACTTTTTAATCCTCGCTCGTCATTGGCAAGGTTGCGGGTATTAATTCCCGCCGCACCCAGCTCGCGTTGCTGACGTTTTATCGACTCGGTAAGGCTGTTGTATTTAACCTGCAGACCATCAGCCGCACGCTTTGCCGATTCAAGCACTTGCGCCTGCGCACGAGTTGGTCGCTCGGTGTTTTTAAATTGGGTAGCAAGCTCCTCGGTTTCACGCTTCGCTTTTTCAAGCGACTGTCCCGTTACGGCCAGTTGTGCACTGGCCTTACGAAAGCCGTCAATTTTTGCTGCCTGCCCGTTAAGGTCACGCAGCCCTTTTTGTGTGTCGCGAATATCCGCCGTCAGGGCTTTACTCTCAGCCTGAATGGATTTAAGCGGTCGGGTCGCCTGGTCGACCGCTTTCAGCAAAACCCCAAGCCTCAGGTTATTACTCATTGTGGTTTCCGCTACGCTGCAGCGCCTTTTCGCGCCATGTGATGAGCTCGGTCAGGCTCAGGGAATAGAGCTCTGATGGCGACCAGTGGAATATCACCGCTATATCCGCCATCAGGTCATCGGTCGACAGGTCGGGCGGGAAATCTATTCCGCCGAAGCCGGTGACAAAAAACCAATCACCTTAGCGGCCAGCGACAGCATATCGGGCAGGTTCATCGCGGTAAGCTCCTGCGCCGTGAGGGCGGGATAGGTCATGCGGGGCAGCACTTTAATCAGCGCATCGACTTCGGACTGCGCCACCGCTGCCAGACTGACACCGCGCAGGGTACCTGCGTTCGGCTCAATCAGTGTGACTTTATCAATCGTCTGACCGGCACGCTTAATCGGCTTGTCGAGAGTCACGACGTTCGGGTTTACGGTGTCAATTTTATTGCCAGCCGTATCAACAAATTCAGCGGTTTTACGTGGTGCTTTTGCCATGATGTTTTTCTCTGCTCTGAAAGGGAATTAATAACCGGCCAGCAGCACTGACCGGTCAGGGATTTACAGCCCGATTGCGCGGCGGTGCTGTTCCAGACGGTCGACGCCGTTCACCTTCTCGACCATGTTGACGGTGTCGATTTCGATGACGTCGCTACCATCAATTGTGAGGCGGTAATAGGTGCAAACGGTCGACAGTTTGGTCGAGGTGTTTTCACCCTGCTTATTCTCGCCGCCGTCGATTTCTTTATGACGGCCACGCATGACCACCTCGACCGCGATGATTTCGCCAGTGTCGTCGCGTTGGTAAGAGCCAGCAAAACGCAGCGGCACGGCGTCAGCACCCGGCGCAGCGTATTGCGCCCACAGCGTCACATCGGGCAGGCCACCGACAGACCATTCGACGGTTAACGCATCATCGTCGAGACCGAGGTCAATCGCCGCCGCGCCATTCATACCACCGCCGCGATAGTTTTCGAGCTTGCGGGTCAGCTTCGGCAGCGTCACGGATTCAACAACGCCCATGTAGCTGAGGCCATCGTTGAACATGTTCAGATATTTGAGTTTGCGGGGTAGTGCCATGTTGTTTCAGGCTCCTTAGCTGTTGACCGATTCGGCCAGATTCACCAGATATTTATCGGTGATTCGCTGGCGCAGGGTCAGGCTTTCCAGTGGTGGAACCGGCGTATAGTCGTAGTCGATATACAGTTTCCCGGCCTTGAGGGTTTCCTTATCGTTCGATTCCTCGTCGAACCAGCATTCACCGTCCACGATGTAGCCATTTGATTTCAGCTCGCGGAATTTGGCGTTAATACCGTCGACAATGTCACGGATAAGCGATGCGGTGATGGGCTTATCGACCGCCCACATGTGCGCCTCGGCCATCGTGTCGGCCAGAACCTGCGCGGTGCGGGTGTAGTTCTCAAACAGGAAAAGCGGGTCATCAGAGCAGGTGCGGTTACCCCAGAAGCGGAAACCATCCTTGCGCACCAGCGTTGTGACCCCGGCCTCGTTGAGCAGGTCAGCATCGGTACCGGATGCCTGCAAATCCCAAAAGACTGACGCACTGATGCCGGTGACACCCTGCACGCCGACGTTAGACAGGGTTTTGTGCCAGCCGACGGTTTGGTCGATGTAGGCACGCAGACCGAGTGCGCGAGCGGTGGCGTAGGCCGTTGCGGTGGCGTTCGAGGTGGTGTCCCATGCGAGGAAGTCAGGCCAGATAACCATCAGTTCGCGCTGACTGAAATTCTCGCAATAGGCTATCGCTTCGGAAATGGTCTTACAGCCCCATGCGCTGACGTAACCAAATGCGCGTAGGCTGATACAGACCGACGCAAGTGCGACTGCGACCTCTTTGGTATCGAGACCCGGCACGCCGAGAATGCGCGGCTTAACGCCGGTTACCGCTTCGGCAGTTAACAGCGCTTTGATACCGGTGTATTTACCATTCTCATCCGTACCGCCGATGATGTTCGAAATAGTCTGTGCTTCGGCGTCATCGCCAGAGCCTTCGGCAACGCGCACGACGACGGTGACAGGTTTTGACTGGTCGGCGATAGCCTGCAGGGACGCGGCCAGCGTGCCTTTTTTTCCGGCTTTCGCAATGGCGCTCTGCACATTGGTAATCAGTACCGGCTCGTTGAGGGGAAAGGTTGCCGCATCCGCATCGCTGGCCGTGCAGATTATGCCGATGATTGCGGTTGCAACAGTGGATATGACGCGGGTGCCGTCGTTAATCTCAAGCACCTGCACGCCGTGGTGAAAATCACTCATCCGGTTAACTCCGTGGTTAGTGGGCGAGTGTTATTGTCCTGGCTGGTCTGGTGAGGGGCTATTTGTCGGCGATGGGTAGGCGATGGCACATAAACAAATCATAAAAAAGACGGGCATCAGCCCGCCATTCTTTCAAAGGTTGGTTTGGAAGATTCGAAGCGCGGAATTCAGGGAACCGATATCTACTCAACTGCCAGGGTGTCTGTATGGAGCGCTCCACAAGCTGTAAAAAATGGCAGACCAGCAAAAATAACGGTAGTTTGTGGTGGCGGAGCGGGCGGGCAGCCCTGCTGCGATGAACCTGCCAGCCCGCCTTGGGCACGTTCGACGGTCAGCTTACTCCCTTCGACCCAGACAGCATAGGTGAGAGTAATTTGTATTAACTCATGAACACCGTTAGACTAAATGATTATTTTTGCAAAATTAGAACTTCAACTGGACAGATTTTAATGCTCACTGAAGAAAAAAATTACATCAATGCCTTAGATCATCTAAGATTCTATGCTGCCGTCATGGTTATTTTTAGACATTTTTTCGATTTTAATTCGATCCCTTTAGATAAAAATTTTATTTACTATCTTTGCGGGACGTGGATAAAGGCTGGCTCAACAGGAGTCAGTCTATTTTTGGTAATTTCGGGGTTTATTTTTACCGTAATTTGCAAAGGAGGGGAAAAAGATATTATATACGCAAAGTTTATTAAAAATAGAGTGTTAAGAATATTTCCTTTGCTTACTGTTGTATACTTTATTGTTATTAGCATGAATCTAGATCGATCTACATCAGATGATATTATTAGATTAATCCTGCTTCAACTAAACACAGGTGGTGCGAGTTGGGGACTAGATAAATTCCCAGCATATCCACTTTGGACAATAGCTGTAGAATTCCAATTCTACCTCTTATTTCCTTTTCTGATTAAATTCATTAAGTCATCGGGAGTAAAATATATTCTTACACTCATGCTGACATTGCTTTGCATTCGCATAATGATGGTTTCCAAAGGAGGAATTGAACAGACAGGAAATATACTTTATCAAACGTTATTTGGAAGGCTGGATCAATTCTTGATAGGCATTGCATTAGGCCTAATGTATATAAGTGATTGCTTCAACAAATTAAAAGCAAGCAAAATCATGAGCGCTATTTTAATGATAATTTCTTTGGGATTATTAACCTGCTACTTTTCGCACAGACTTGAAAATCGCCTTTTGATGAATTACTTTGGATTCATAACCGAAGCTTTGTTATGGTCAACCTTTATTATCGCATACTTGTTTTTATTGGGGGGTTACGATAATAATTTATCTTATGCTTTTACGTTATTAGGGAAGGTTAGTTTTTCAATATACCTTCTGCACGTACCAATTATAATAACAACAAAAAATATATTTAATGATCTAGATCTTTCTAATATAACAAATTCCATTTTTTTCCTTCCTTTTATTGGAATACCAATTACTGTGCTGGTAGCATCGCTAACGTATAATGCAATCGAAAAACCATTTCTAAATTTAAAATCAAAATATTTCAAGTAAAATCTTAGCAGGTGATAATTATTTACTTCATCACCTGCTAATTGAAGAGTTTAAGATAACATCCCTCTAAATGCTATTAACAATAGTTTGATAAGGAATGATATACTTTTCCCAACCTAAGAGCCTAGGAGGTATTTATCTGTAAAGTCTAACCCCTCCTTATCAAAAAACCTTCTCTATTGTATTCTCATCGCATACCACCCATATTAAGTCAGGATGATATCTTCCGAATGGATTAATGTCAGTTGTTTCCATTATGATGTCATTCTCTATTCTGGCCCAGTACATTTATTCCTCACCAATAAATAATAACAATCCCATTAGCACCTTTCCCGGCTCTAACTCCAGTTGATAGCGTGGGTTTCAATCCCGCACCACCACCTCCTGGAGCAACCGCATCTGCAGCAATGTTTGTGGAGGTGGTGGCGGAAGCGCCGTATCCTCCTGGCCCCCCACCTGATCCACCAGGGATAGACTGAAGTAATGCTGAATTTGTCGAATCAATAACAGCGCCAGGGGAACCTGGACCAAGTGAGGATATGTTTGTTGCTCCGACCCCTACGCCTGAAGGGCCACCGGATGGCTGCCCCCCACCACTACCTCCCGTAGCAGACATATATGTGCCAAAAGAGGATGACCCGCCACTGCCACCGTTCGATGAGATGGTCGTTGCAGCACTTCCCCCCTGACCAACAGTAATACTGACGGTTGCTATTCCAGTTAAATCAACTAATCCTTCGGCGATACCACCGCCGCCACCGCCGCCACCGGAGGTGCTCGAAAGATTTCCAATCGCACCGCCTCCTCCAGCACCTATAACGCGTACAAATGCCTTTCTTCCATTCTTAAGCACATCAGGAACTTCCCAATTTGTAACTCCTACTGCACTGATATTAATATAATTTTTTAATCCATAAGTTGAATCTGTTAAACCAAGGTATTCGAGAATAGCGGCGACATCTTTCCCTGACAGGTCTGTTAGCGTCTTATCCAGCGGCTGCTTATTCGCCAGTTCCCCGGATACAAGGGCGGCAATAACCGCCCGCACAAACTCCGCTGTAGCAACTTGTGTATCATTTGCTACGACCGGCGGCGTGGGTGCTCTTGGCTTGCCGGTAAAGGTCGGGCTGTCCTTTGTCGCATATTGTGAATGCGGGTCAGCCGCCGCAAGGTGCTTAGACATCAAGTCATCGACATACAGTTTCAGCTCAATTGCCTTGTCATCGGCATATTTTCGGGTTGCCAGAACGACTGACGGGTCGATTTTCAGGGTGATTGCCGACGTGCTCGACACAATCAGAATCATGCGAATGGTCTGCGTGCGGCCGCTTCCCTCCTGCAGTTGCGGCTTGTAGGTCTCCGGGCAGTTCGCCACGGCAATCAGGATGCCGTCTGTATCGTAGAGGCCAATCTCGCGGATCCAGAAACCGCCCTCATTCTCGGGAATAATCTGTTCCGCGATAATCTGACTGGTATTGGCCGGGTCAACAGTCAGCTGGTTCAGCGGCGCGATGCGCTTCTGGTTAATGAGCTTGGTCTGCGCCGGGTCAGGGGTCGGCAACGTACCATTCGCATCACCGACGGCCATCTGCGTCAGGTTGAGTTTGGTACCGAGTGCCGCCGCGTTCGCCAGCCGCGCCGCGCCCTGATTGGTCAGAATGGCAAAATATTTTGCGGTCATGCGTTTACTCTCAGGTTATCAATCAAATGGATGGCCGAGGCCGGGTAATATTCACCGCCGACGACAATCTCCTCGGGGGTGTAGGGGTAAACAGTCAGTGCGTCGCCGTGATAGCATCCCGCGCCGACATACAGTTCGCCGGTCGAGCTCAGACTGATAGCCAGCCCGGTCAGGTGGCGACTTGCCGGTTTGGCGTCTTCAATCAGGCGCTCAAGCTCCTGATACATTTCGTCAGTGATGCCGCTGTCGAGGACGCCAACAACGAGGCGGAATGTGCCTGGCTCCTCGTCGAGTTGCCACCACTCGCGCACCTCAATCAGAAAGCCGAGCGGCTCGACGACCCGACGCAATGCGCTGATGGTGCCTTTGTGCTGATGGACGAAAAACGAGGACGCGCAGACGCTGCGCTTTGTCGCCTCCGGCCATTTCTCATCCCACCTGTCGACCGACAGCGCCCACGCCAGATACGGCAGCAGCTTTACCGGGCAGGTGCGCCAGTTCCACAGGGTGCGCAGCGGTACCGGCACGCGCTGAATCTCAGAGAACGCAGCGGCGGCGGCGACCTCCAGCGGCGACGAGCCAACGGGTAATAGCCGGTCATTCATCCGAGCCCCCGATAGTTATCTGGTACTCGGTACAGTTCGACGCCTGCGACTTACTCAGCACTATGTCGGCCTGCGGTGATGTCAGCTCGACACGCTGCACCCCCTCAACATGCAGCGCCGCATAAATGGCTGACAGACGGATATCACGCCCGAGGCGGTGCTGCGCGCTGATGTAGCTCTGCAGCTTCTGCTCTGACGCCTGCCTGATGGGTTCAGATTCGGGGCCGGGGTAAACGTAGATCGTCGCGTCAATCTGGTACGGTACAATCTCGGCTGACTGGACGGTCACCCGGTCAGCCACCGGGCGCACATCTTCGGCGTTCAGCGCTTTATCAACAATCGCCAGTAGCTCAGGGCTGGCAGTGCCGTCACCCTCACGCGATAGCACGGTAATCGTCACGCAGGCTGGCGACGGGCTGGCGACCGAAACGTCAGCGACCCGCCCGTCGGCGCTGCGACCGTGATACTCATATGCACCGACCGGACCCGCCACGCTCAATCCCTCAAACGCCTGTTGCGTGCGCAGTCGCAGGTCGGTATCAGATTCCATAACGGCAGGTATCGGCGGGATGGTGGTATCATCCGCCGGGGTGATGGTCAGGCGTTCGGTATTATTGTTCCCGGCTACGACGTCGAGGTCGTTACCGGCGGAGTAGGCCAGCGTCACCGCCTGCGTGGCTTCGTTCACCCGCTGACGCCAGATAACTTCACGGTAGGCGTTTTCCTGCAGCAGCTTAACAACCGGCTCTGACTCAAGTGTGAGCGTCCGGGCAATGGCCTCCTGCTGGTCTTCTGGATAGAGCGATATCAGCGTCGCTTTGCGTTCCGCAAGGATGGTTTCATAGTCCAGTTCCTCAACCACATCGGGAACGGGTAACTGACTCAGGTCAACGGTTGCCATAGTTATTTAACTCAGTGAAACAGTGGTTGAAACTGACGCACCGGTATCGGTACGCATCCCGGTAATATCGACATACATCTCGCCAGCGTCGCCGGCCTCAAAGCTGATGGATGTAAGCCTGATGCGCGGCTCCCACTTCTGGATAGCCGAATAGCACGCCACCATAATTTGCAGCCTGAGCGCCGGGTTTTGCGGCATATCAATCAGCGCCGACAGAAGCGAGCCATATTCACGACGCATCACCCGCGAGCCGACCGGCGTCAGCAGAATATCGCGCATGCTCTGGCTGATATGCTCGGTATCGCTGATGCCAAGGCCGGTATTTCGGTTCATCCCCTGATAGCGCGCCGTCATAACGGTGCCCCCGTTTGCCCGCCGCTGTCGCCCGGGTGTTTATGGGTGTGGAGTACCTTGCCATTAGACGACAGTGACCCGCCGGTATGTTCGATATTGCCGCTCATCTTGCCGCCTTTCTGCACCTCAAGCGTCGCCGTCGTTAGCTTATTGGTGCAAATCACCTCCGGGGTGTCGAGGGTGATACTGGTCGAGGCTTTCACCAGTACCAGCGGTACGGTTGCGGTGATGGACTCCGATGCCGTCACGTCGGCCGTTTTTATGCCGCTGACCGTCAGCGCGCCGGTTTCGGGCTCGTACTCAATGACCGCACCATCAGGGAAAGCCACATGCCACGCATCCGCCGAGGCAGACGGGGCGGGGTTATCGTCGGAGAAAATACCCGGCAGCACGAAAGCGGTATCAAGCTCGCCACCGATTGCCAGCAGCAGAACCTGCTCACCGACCGAGGGAGCCCACCACGTCCGCGAACGACCGGCTCGGGTGGTCAGCCAGTTCAGCCAAGTGGTTTGCATCCCCCCGGTCTGGATACGACATAGCCCCTCCTTGAGGTCTACGTCGCTAACGATGCCGGTACGGATGAGATTTCGGATCGCGCGTGCGATTTCTTGCAAAGAATTTAGATTTTTCATATGGGAAGGATGACGCCCGGCAAGATTAGTGGCAATCGAGATGGATTCTGTGAGGAATGAAACAACTTCTGAGAGGTCTACTCAACATCTATGAAATCTTGTGAGAATTAATTAGAATAGCCAAGTTGAATATGCAATTACCCTGGCTCACAGTAAAAAATGAAGGTGTTTGGCAAATGACTGAAAGAAAAAAAACCTTAGGCGATGATGAGGTTGTGCCTTATTTTAATAACGATTGTGAACAAATAAAATTCGAATTTGCTTATTTAATAGTTCTTTTTGTAATAGGTTGCATTCTCGCCTTTCTTTTCCAATTTGTTTTTGAGCTGTCATATAATAATAAAATATCTTTGTTTTCTATTCTTGGCGGCTTTTTTGGAGGGTGGGTGTATAATGCAAAATGGTTTTATAGAGTAACTGCTAGAGGGAAAAACAATCAGTATAATTTTCCTTGGGAATCCCATAAGTTCTACTGGAGGATTTTTATTCCGTTCTTAGCTGCTTTAGTGGCTTTTTGTTCTTATACGATATTATCTCCGGATACGTTTGTATCCTCCATTAAAGGGCATGGTAAGACCAAAATTGCATTCTCGATTTGTTTTATATTAGGATATTTTTCAGACTTAGTTCTAAGCCGACTCGCATCTTGGGCTGAAAAATTGCTCCCTAAAAAACCAGGAGACAATAAACGTGAATAATTCTTGTAATTCGTTCTGTGGAATATGCGATGAAATAAATGGCATTAGCCTTATCAAAGGATACGATGAAATCGTAAATGACAAGAAAAATATCATTGCAGAAACAAATGATTTTCTAATTGTACCTAGTATTGGCCCGCTAAATAATTCGCATGTGATGCTGATTCCTAAGCGGCATATCAACTCCTTTGCTGCTCTTGATCGAGATACCCGGAGTAATGGCAAGGAGATTCTGCGAGAACTTAATGAATTTATAATCCACCAATCTGGTAGATCTCTAATTTTCTTTGAAAGCGGAGCAGGTGAAAATATAGATCGTTCAGGAGGGTGCATTTCTCACGCTCATATACACTGTGTTTATTATACACAAGAGTTTGAAAATGCTCTAAATAAAGAAATTAACTTTAAGAAAATTGAAGGTGAGAATTTAAGTTTTGACATTAAAAATGGATATGTGTGGTATATGAGTAATAGTTATGATGAATTTTTATGCAACAAACCACTCTTACCATCTCAGTTCCTTAGATATCTTTATTCTAATGCAAATTTGATACATGGCAATTGGAATTGGCGCAGAGATAACAACATCAGCGGTGTTCTAGAGGTTATTGATAATTACGCAGATTTCAAACTATAAAATCAAGGCTGGTGTTTATCCAGCCTCATCACAAAATAATATATTAGATCATAATTAATCCAAAGCCCCAATTATTAACCGCTCAATAATTCTCATATCTATACTATTGAAACCGAGCAACGGGCGCGCCTCGTACTGCACATCCCGGCTGTTACGGTTTGGCCGGTCTTTGAGGCCGTACTGATGAACCCGCGCCATGCGCTGCACCTTGCCGGTAAACTCCACCACCGCCGCACTGTCGCTGCCTTTGGCTTTCATAAAGCGACTGGTGCGCAGTTTGGCGAACATTTCACGTTTAATCCGACCTTTCTTGCTCCGCACCGGCTGGCGCTTTCGTGCCGCATACGGGGTGCCGTCGGGTGCCTGCTGGCGCTTGATACGCTGTTGCTGACTGGTACGCAGCTTTTTCGCAATCTCAGCCGCCATTTGCCGACGTGCCGCCGGTGACAGGCTGGCAATCAGACCTGCAAGGCGTTCCTGCAGCGCGGTTAATTCACTCATCCCACTTACTCACCAGTTCGCCGTTAACGTACAGCTCGACCGGGCGCGTCACCGGCTCAGGCAGTGGCGGCTCAGGGGCATAGCTGACGTGCAGCGCGCCGTCGACCTCTTTGACGAGCGTGCGCTCGGTGAGCCTCAGGCTGATACTGATATCGAGCGAATCGTCGTTATTGATATCAATAATCCAGGTGAATCCTTTTTCCCGCCCGTCGTCGGTGGTCATAATGTCCGGCTGATGTTCACGCAGCCACGCCTGCACCGGCACGAATATCAAATCAAGGTCACCGGTGAAGTCGGTCACCACCACGTTAAGCACGTACACCTTTTCAAACGACAGCGAGCTCGCCAGTCGGGAATCGGTATGGCCGTTGTCGGCAAAAAGGCGCAGCATATCGGGATTATTTCGGAGCTGCGGCACGGCGTTAATCAGCGCTTTGCGCAGGCTTTTGTGCTTCTGCATCGAGTTCATCCTGACAGTGTTTGACGGTTTTAACCTGCAGCGCGCAGGCGGTCAGCGCGCCCTCAAGACGGCGGATATCTGCGCTCAGGTCACCATTGGTTTTCGGGTCACTTCCCGGCATCGGACAAAGGCTCACCCTCGGGCATCCGCTGACCACAATCACCGGCACTGGCGCAGGCGGTGCGGGTGTGCAGCCGACGCACAACATCAGGCAAAGCAGCGTTATACCAGCGGCGAAAGGCTTCATTTTCATTAAGTAACCTCGTTATCGTCTGCTCACGGCGGCTGGCCTCTGCGCTGGCCTTTGCGAGCTGTTCGCGCAGTTCCACCTGCGCGGATTCATTACGTCGGGCAAGCTGACCGGCAACACTGAGCTGATTTTTCAGCATGCCAATCGTCGTCTTTTGTTCGCTTGCGACGCGGTTTGCCGTCTCAAAGGAGCGGGATAAATTGCCGTTCTCATGGCGCAACCACAGCAGCCCGAGCACGGCCAGCACCAGCAGCGTTATCAGGATTTTCATGCCATCACCCCGCCAGCCGTGCGCCACACAGTGACCAGTTTGTGAACTCCGAGGGACGGCTTTGCCGTCCTGAAGGTCAACGGCCAAATCAACAGCATGCTTCGGAACAATCTTCCACTGAGTGAGCCGGGTTAAAATCGGGCTACCTGCACCTATGGAGGAATCGTAGACCCCCTTAATACATACCGTTTCCTCACCGTACTGATTAAGCTCGGTACGTGGTTCATACAGTGTGCGCACCTGTAAATCATCGCGACGGACAAACGGTCCACCCTGCGCATTAACATAACCAGCCCAGTCACCAGCGTCGGCGGCATCATGGACGGCGGCAAACTCAACGCTCAGTCCGTGCGCGGTTTCGGTATCAGCGAGGCGACGCAACTCACGGTAAACCGTCACCGGCGCACCACCGATAAACTGAAACTGACGGATGTGCCAGCGCGAAGCCCATGCTGAAACGGCGGGGGCTGTCTCTTTCAGCAGTTCACCGCTTTCATCATCGGTTTCACCATCGAGAGCATAACCGTCGATATTTTTTGATATGTATTTAGCAACATAGCCGGTTGCGCTGCCTTTCTCCGGGTCAATGGACTCGGCGTGGAAACGTGCTTTTTTTGCCTTATCGCTTTTCAGTTCGCGGCGGTCTTCTTTCCACGCGTATTTACGGACGATGGAGCGAACATATTCAACATCTTCCGGCAGCATGAACATCAGCATGTGCCAGTGTGGAGTACCGTCGTGATGGGGCTCGGCGACACGAATACCGAAAATACGGACATCTTCCCGATGCAGTTTGGCACGGATACGCGCCCAGATATCAGTTAGATAGTTTTGCGTGTCAGCCGGGCTGGCACCGCTCCATTTGCTGTTACGGTAACCGGCTTTAGTCGTGGCGTGATATTTCGACGGCGCGGTCAGAGTGTAAAACTCACCGACATAACCGAGCTCATTACAGATGTTTTCAAACCCACGAATGCGAGTCATGAGCTCACAGCGGCGAATCGCAGGGTTAGCAACTGAGCCATCATATTTTTCAATCAGGCTGATACGGTTGCCGTCTTCGTCTTCGAGATCCAGACCTTTGAGAAATTCACGAGTTCGGCGCTTTTGTTCACGCCAGTCAGTCACGCAGTTTTTACTCGCATAGGTGTTTTTTTTCTTGCTGACGTTGCCGACTGCAATTTGCAGGTGTTCGCGCCACGTAGCTGCAACCCGGCGCAAACGACCACGCCACCACCCATCGTTAAACATCTTGGCGATAGCCGGTGCGATTTCATCCGCGCCAACATATTTTTTGCAACCCGATCCCAATGGGGGGGGATAACGTTGAACTGGAGGGAAATAAAGCCAGCACGATTATACCAGGTGTACAGCGTTTTAAGCTCGCCGAATCCGTGGTCATTAATGTTGGCAAGTTCACCACGAATGAAATTAGCAATATCGGCGGCCAACAGGTCAACATCAGCGCGCGACATATCCGGGAGGCGGTTATATCGGGCGACCATATTAACCATGCGTGACGCCAGATATTGCATAAGCTGGGTATCAAAATGACTTCCAAAAACAGAGGTTGATACCTTGCTGTTGATACCCGCGCATTCGTATTTTTTTGCGACCAATTCAAGACGCGGCAATGCCTTTTTGCAGAAGCTGATCAAAAAGGCATTGGCTCGTTGAATGCCCTGATTTTGCTCCAGCACTGCCGCAGTGCGATAAACATCTAACCGCACGCAGTCGGGCTGGAGAGAAAGCACCTTTTTAGCATGCAGCATCGCCGCGAACATACGGTCGCGGCGATGCTGTTGCTTATAAGTAAGGTATGGGCTGGCTATAGCCGATCGTGGAGCATTCCACGGATAAGCGAATTGAACAGCCAATTTATACCCCCCGATAGTGTTTGTTTTTTAGCTCTGCGATTTGCTGACAAGTCACGCAAAATGCCACCCCCTGAATTGCAGCACGGCGAGCTTCCGGGATTGGTGAGTCACATTCTTCGCAGAGGAAAGGAGAGGACGCTGCTATACGGCTGCGCGCGTTGCTGATGTGGCGCTCGCGGTCTTCCTGCTCGCGCAGTTGTGCTAAATCCATTGCGTCGGCCATTAGTGCAGCTCCTGTGATTCGTTTTCGTAGCGGGTGGCCTCACGGCGCAGCAGTTCAGCGGCTTCGGTGCCGTTCATGCCCTCTTTAGTGATATGGATAGCCAGCGCCTCAAGACGGATTGAAACGGCGAGTGCGCGGTCTTTGCGTTCTTCTTTTTTTGCATCTGTCAGCAGCACGGCCAGCGTGTCACTATCAGTATTAAAACTACGGGGTTCGGTATTACGCATAACTAACTCTCCTGATTTTGGGCAATAAAATGCCCGGCGGGTTTACGCCATTAATTTCTGTTTTGGTTAATTCGGCATGGTTAGCCGTTTGGGAAATAAGCTCACTACTGCACGAAAATGATTCATCGCTGTAATAAGCGCTTTTTTCTCGTCAGTAGTCAGCTCACTTAATTCGAGCTCATGACGAGCCGCCGGTATTTTTGCCAGAAAGAAAATAGCGGCCAGCGCCCGATTATTTTCTTCAAATTGAGAGTCACGTTTATCGCGCATATCATCGACAAAGCGCTCAACCTCTTTCCAACTATCGCCCCAATATCTCGCGCGCAATTCAGCTACATGATTGAGACCGGCCAGACGTTCACCCGCTTTTAGCGGAATAGTCGCGGAAACAGCTTCGATAGCCATGATTCCCCCAGCTTTTGAGTAGAGAGGCCAGCCAGTAAATCAGACTGAGAGCGGCACGGGTGCCAGCGCTTACCATCTTTACCCGCGATCCAGCCGTGACCGTAATGCATACCTGGATTTTGTTTAACGAGCAGAGATGCGAATGAGGGTTCATTTTTCAGCATAAACACCTCATACCAAACCAAATGTTGCGCCGATGCCGGTCATGGTATCAACCACGCTCGACATTGCCGGGTTAGCCTGTAGACGCGCCTGTAACGCCAGCGCCGACAGAGACAACATGCGGATGCCTGCATTAACACTCTCAACCATGCTGTGTTTGCGGTCAGAGGTCATACGTTCATTTGATACCGCACCGCTCGCCAGTTCGCCGAGTTCACTCATTGCGCGCATCACATAAGACTGCAATTTCTCTTTAGCCAGCTCATTAACCGGCACGCATGGCAGACAATGTATTTGCGCCAGAAAGCCATCAACGAGGGTTGAGTCTTCGGTCAGGTCAGTCAGCAGCCACAATTCAGGCGGTGTGAATTGGTGAGGCTGTTCTGGGTTGAGCTTGTTACGTAACGTTTGAACGTTCATACCCGCACGCTCGGCCAGCTTCGCCATGTTGTGACGCTGCGCAAAAGCCCGGCACGCTTCGTCATAGTGAGGATGTTTAGAAATCTGAAAATCAAACATGGTTAAATTCCCTCTAACTTGCATAATCAAATTCAGTTAAGAGCGATGCGGTGGTCGATGTAGCGACAATCAATCGCTTGCTGGGTTAGTTTGTCGCGCCATGCTTTCACGTTTACGAGGGTGCGGCTTCGTTTTCCAGCCTCTTCCTTGTTGGAAAAGTCTTTAGTTGGAGCTTTGAGGAGGATTCCCTCATCAAGCCATTGCCAGACCAGACGCTCGCTTACACCGCGAGTGGCGGCAAAGTCTTTCACTGTCATTGTGTCTGACATAGCGGAGCGGATCATTGTCTGCAGAGCTGGCAGCATAGCGGTAACGATGGCATCAAACTGAGCCGGATCTAACAGCACAGTTTGATTTTGTGAGTTTTGCGAATCATGCGTCGAGATTGATTTTGCATCTGACATATCGCATTATCTCCTGTTGTTTGTAGTGAACTGCATTGATGTGCATCGTGGTTGATAATCATCACTTTAGTTCGCGAAATTTAATTTTGCAATGGCAAAAATTAATTTTGGTGGCGATACATGGCTAAATTTGGAGATGGTGCGGCTCCGGCTATCGAAAGAATCCTTTCGGCTTATGGACTTAGCTCGCAAAAAGAACTTGGCGAAAAACTTGGTATTTATGCCAACAACATAAGCAGTTGGCTTGCCAGAGATAGCGTTCCGGGCAATGTATTTGTTGAATGTGCTATTGAAACGGGCGCAGATATCGGATGGTTAGTGACAGGGGAGCTTGCAAAAGCAAACTCTCCACGTGCGACCCTGAAGGGCAAAGAGCTTTATGAAAAGGTCATGGCTTCAGGTGGTAAACCTGTTCTGAGACGCATCCTTGATGCTTACGGTTTTTCTATGCAAAAGGAGCTGGGTGATTTACTCGGTATATCATCTGGAACAATTAGCACATGGGTTCGGCGTGATTTTTTCCCAGGCGATGTAGTTGTTACTTGTGCCCTTGATACTGGTGTTTCGCTGGAATGGTTAGCAACCGGCAAGGGGCAAATGCGAACTAACAGAGAAATGGTCACATCAAGTTTTTCAATTAAAAAATTTCGCCTTGAAGCGGGTGAGCTTAAGGACGCTGGCGAATGGCATCCAGACCCCTCGATGATACCCTCTGACTCAGAGGAGTTGATTTTTGTTGAAGGTGTTGGAGCCTCTTGGCTTGTCAACCGTTCTGCTTCGAACATAAGTAATGGGCGTTGGTTAATTGATATTGACGGCGCTCTTGATGTTTTTGATGTAATTCGTCTTCCCGGCGGAAAAGTCAGGTTGTCAAATAAGTCTGCCGAGTTTGAATGCAGCATTACAGATATCACACCAGTAGGTGCTGTAATTTTCACATTGGAAAAACACGTATAAGGGACATTATGAAACGTAAGCTTTTTTTAGCTTTATTTCTTTCACTTTCTTTCGGTGCATCAGCCGCTGAAAAAACACAGGATTTAGACGGTGCTAAGTTTGGTGATGATTGGCCGTTAACTTTTGAAAAAGCTACGGTGTCTTGTGTTAATGGTAGATATGCCTTTGTGTACGACAAAGCAACAGATGACCGATACCCATTAAATGGGTTTGCTATTGATGGTGTAAAGTCTGGAAAGCTTGAGGGGAGCGATATTGATACTGTTTGGAAAGATAGCCCGGATTATGAAGGAGTAAAAATTCCTTTGGATCCCGTAATGGATGCTGCGACAGCACTTTGCGAATGATAAGAGTTGCCTCGGTGACATTATGACTATAAGTAAGCAAAAAAATGGCAAATGGTTATGTGAGCTTTATCCTAATGGGCGAGAAGGGCGGCGAATACGTCGGCAATTCAATACCAAAGGTGAGGCCGAGGCATTCGAAGCATTTACGAAAAGCGAGAGTGAAGATAAGCCGTGGCTCGGCAAGAAAGAAGACCGCCGACGCTTAAGTGAGATTATCCAGCTTTGGCATAATTTACATGGACAGGCGTTGGTCGCCAGTAAGTCGCGGTTAGCTAAGCTTCAAATTGTATGTAACGGGTTGGGCGACCCTATTGCATCTCGTCTTACCGCTAAAGATTGGGCTCATTACCGTGACCGTCGATTACGTGGCGAAATAGACAACGGCTATCACAAAGACCCGGCGAAATGGATCGCCAAACCTATAACAGTCAATCGCGAACAGCAATACCTCGAAGCTGTGTTCAATGAACTGCGGCGATTAGGTGAATGGAGTTTACCCAATCCACTGGACGGGATTCGTGTATTCAAAGAAGCTGAGAAAGAAATGTCCTGGCTAACTTTGTCTCAGCTCCCGGAGCTGTTCCGAGCCTGTGAACAATATGGCAAAGAAAATCTTACTATGATTGTTAAGGTGTGCCTGGCTACTGGCGCACGATGGGGAGAAGCTGAGAGACTTACACGTCCCCAACTTTCCCCCTGCAAGCTGACTTTCACCAAAACCAAAGGTAAGAAGAATCGCACGGTTCCGATTCCTAAATGGCTGTATGACGAGTTGTCCGAACGTCAGGGAAGAATGTTCAAGCCCTGCTATCAGGACTTTAAGAAGATGCTCAAACTCACAAACATTGAATTGACTGAAGGGCAGAAAACGCACGTTTTACGTCACACCTTTGGCGCGCATTTTATGATGAATGGCGGCAATATCCTTGTACTCCAGAAGATACTCGGTCACGCAAATATTCGTGAAACAATGAAGTATGCGCACTTTGCTCCTGACCATCTTGAACAAGCTGTCACCTTGAATCCGTTGTCACTGTGTATTGGCGACAACGTGGCGGCAGAGGTTGCGTAA